CTGTTCCACATCACAGTTGATGCCACACAGGTTATTAACGAGCACCAGGGGATTGGCTCATACTGTTTCTTGCAGAAATCTGCAACACCACAGTTGGTGCCACACAGGTTTTGTCACAGAGCGAGTACCAGGGGATTGACTCGGTAACGGTTGTCCAACAGCAAAACAACGGCAGGTAGCTGTAGTAGCCTGCCTGTGCGCAGGTAGCTGTAGTAGCCTGAACGCACACACCATTCATGTTGCCCAACAGCAAAGCAACGGCAGGTAGCTGTAGTAGCCTGCCTGTGCGCAGGTAGCTGTAGTAGCCTGAACGCACACAAACAATTCAAGACAGTACGCAGGTAGCTGTAGTAGCCTGAACGTACACACACACGCAAACACGGGTTGCCACAGTTTCTTTTGTCACACAAGTCACAGGGCAATTGACTTGATAGCAGGCACCGGCCTACCGGCCCAAGTTTTAGAGTCGTGGGCCTAGACTCACGCGCACACGCTCGTTTAATGTCGGAGCTAGACGGGGCTTGAATTACAAGACCTTCTCAACGGTGCTAATGACCTCGCGTACAACTGGAAGAACATTTTTATCTACAAAATGGAAGCCGTCAACTAAACCTTGGCCTACACGCTTCAAGAAGCTCCAGAAAGTGTGGCCGCCGACCACACACTCAAATGAGTTAGTGAAGGCAACAATAGTGTGCAAGTCGGGCTCGTACTCTTTAGGTCTAGTGACGAACACCTGAGCTGCCGTATCATGAAAGACCTCAATGTGATAAACGGCAGAAATATGCAAGGTCGTGGTAGCAAGCAAACCAGAGAACCGGATGCAGGGCAGGCGTGGGAACATGGTGCGAGCATCATAATAGTGTTGCAGGATGGTAGCTGGCTCTTCTGATTGATGATCAAATAAGCCTCGCACGGTCATGCCTTCAGAGACGTTTCGTGATTCCTCTATGATGCCGGCATTAACAGCAGCGTACGTCGAGTACGCCCCAGCGTGCCCAAGCCCAGAAAGTGAAAGAGACCCTTCAAGGATGCCTGAAACAGTGTCAGCGGCACTAATAGCCGTGACACGCAAACCGCTTGCAATGACACGGATTAATGTGCCAGCAGGGACGAAGCCATTGAACGAGGTTGCCTCAGCGAAGGGGCCTGGCAAAGCAATGCCAGTCGGTGAGGAAGCAGCACTTGTTGGGTCGCCGCCATAGAAAACACCCATCAAGAAGTCTTCAGCGGCACCGGTGTAACACAAAGGAAACATAGTGATCCAGCCGGAAGTGGCAGTGGAGCCAACATAAGTCATGTTGTGAGTGACAGTGATTGGCACAGCCCCACGTCCTGAACCGCAAGGATACGTGGCGCCAATATTCTTCGGTCCAACTGCCAAACCACTAGCGAACGGATTGAGGACAGCCTCACAGAATCGGAGGCCTGGAAGGCCCATGCGCGGACGATTAGCAACTGTGAAGCGTTGGTCGATTTTCATGCGCTGTTGTGTCAATTTATGAGCAATGTCATCAACATTTGGTTTCAAATTTTCAGATGAAGTCTCAAGTGAACTAGTTGCCCACGTCGATGGTTTGGACGGCCGTGCGCGCCGCCCCCGCCGGCCTCGACGACGAACCGGACGGTTTGATTTCCGCACGTTCTTTTTCTTTAGCTTTGTTGTCTGCATTTCAATCCCTTAGGAAAATTTTGGCAGACACTCTAGCCCGACATCTTTCGCGAGGGCAACCGCTAGAGTGTCTCCACGCAGGCGACATGGAATTGTTGTCCAACTGGTTGCCTCGACCATGATCTCGTTCAAATCAGGGTATCGAGTATACAACCACTCGAGGGCATGAGCGCCGGGGGAAACAACTTCATAAAGGATTGGTTTGAGATGATCAATTGAGGGTGGAATGGCCGCGCCTTGACCAAGCGCACTCAATATACGATTCAAAAACGTGCACAGTGGTTCATTGTGGCCAGCTGTTGAGAGCAATGATCGACACATGCCACGCAACACCTCAGCTGGTTTGCGTATGGCCACATATGAGTGCGAATAGCAGAATTTGACTAAAGTCTTGGCCAACAACGGAGTCATGGCCCACACCTGTTGTCCATTGAACGTAGCAGGCAATGGATGCGAGGACATGTAAACTATGTCAACGGGCTCACTAGTGACGTACCCTTTGGTAGCAAACCCAAAAGCACTTTGGTGGTCAACGAAATCTTGAAAGCAGTTTGTGCGAGCAAAGACAACCATATCGTCACCTAGCGCCATGATGCGTGCGTGCATATGCAAGGAATCGAGGGTGTGTCGTGCTGCGAGCACACACAATAAGGTGTTGCCCAAACTCGTGTTCGGGTCACCCGACTTGCGGCGCCCTGGGCACTCAAATCGACAACCTTGTGGCGTGTAACCGATCGTGTTAAGTTGCGCATACAACATTTGACGCGCCCTCGTGGTCGGCTTGAGTATTGATTCATATATCTGAAACTCAACCTCAAGGGCACGTGTTGTGATGCATTGATCAAACCTCGACTTGTCAAGCACGAACGCAAAGCAAAAGCCATCATCAAAGGCCCGGTGAACATACTCTCCAACGACAACATTGGTGTAGCCACACGAGAAAAAGGTGTCAGTGTCTGGCGACCACACAGCTCGGAAAGCCTCCTGCAACGCGTAAATGTAAGGCCCCAATAGTGCATTATTGTGTACTGATGTGGCC